TTATCATGATGATATTATTATGGCATATGCGATGTGTATTTTTATTGTACAGACATCATTTAAAAAGTTAGAACAGGTTGAGAAACAAACTAAGGCGATGTTAGATAGTTGGGTTAATGTATCAAATAAAAATACAGTACCTACATTATCTGAACAAAAATATACAAATCCATTTTATACTAATACACCCACATACCACCCAAAACAAAGTAATAAAAGTGGTAATAATGATAATGGTGAGTACAATTGGTTATTCGGTATTAAATAGTATTTAATTTTTTTTGATATTTATTATAATAGTAATAAAGTATATACACAAAAATGGCAACAAGAAAAACGATATTTCAACAGTTAAATGATTTATTTGGACCAGAAGTAAAAAGGGCACAAAATAAATCTAGATACTCCATAAATGATAAGGAATTATTAAAAACAAAGTCTAAAGAAGACTATGAGTTTGAAAAACTAAAAAGACAACAAGATGCGTACCTATCAAATATGTGGCAAAAGGTTGATAATGAAATCTATCAACATTCCATTTATTATGAAACAACTAGATTGGCATCATACGCAGATTTTGAGGGTATGGAATTTTTTCCAGAAATTGCTGCCGCATTAGACATTATGATGGAAGAATCTACTACATTAAATTCAGATAATAAAGTTTTAAATATATTTTCTGAAAGTAGAAGAGTTAGAAGAATATTAGAGGATTTATTTTTTAATAGATTAGATATTCATACATCATTACCAATGTGGACTAGAAATACTTGTAAATACGGTGATAACTTTTTGTTCTTAAATATTGATAGTGATGAAGGTATTACAGGTGTAAAACAATTACCTAACATAGAAATAAGTAGAAAAGAAAACGAAGGGTTTGGTAATAACTCCAGTATTGCGAGTGAGGATAGATTTAACCCTGTTAAATTTGTTTGGGGTCAGAGAGATGTTGAATTTAATGCTTGGCAAATCGCACACTTTAGATTATTAGGTGACGATAGAAGATTACCATACGGAACTTCAATGTTAGAAAAGGCTAGAAGAATTTGGAAACAGTTATTATTATCAGAGGATGCGATGTTAATTTATCGTGTTACTAGAGCACCAGAAAGAAGGATATTTAAAATTTATGTTGGTAACATCGATGAGAAAGATGTACCTGCATATGTTAACAAAATCGCAGATAACTTTAAAAGGAGTCCTGTTATTGATCAAAACACTGGACAAATAGATACTAGATATAACCAAATGGCCCAGGATCAGGATTATTTTATCCCAGTTAGAGATCCTAACGCACCTAGCCCAATAGATACTTTGGCGGGGGCAACTAATTTATCTGAGATTGCAGATATCCAATATCTACAGAAAAAATTATTTACTGCATTAAGAGTACCAAAACCATTTTTAGGTTTTGAAGAGGCTAATGGTGACGGAAAAAATTTAGCACTACAAGACATTAGATTCGCCAGAACAATAAATAGAATTCAACAAGCGATGTTGCAAGAGTTGAATAAAATTGCAATTATTCACTTATATATTTTAGGGTTAGAGGATGAATTAGAAAATTTCTCATTATCACTTAATAACCCTTCAACACAGGCAGAGATGTTGAAAGTGGAACAGACTCAATTGAAGGTTACTCTATATAAAGATGCAGTTGCTGACGCAGGAAATGGTTTTGGTGCTATGTCAATGACTAGAGCAAAAAAGGAGATTTTAGGTATGTCTGATGAAGAAATTAGAAATGATTTAGAACAACAAAGATTAGAAAAAGCGGCAGCCGCAGAAATGGAACAAACTGCAGAAGTAATTAAGAAAACAGGTATCTTTGATAGGGTGGATAAATTATACGGAGATTTCGATGCATTACTTAGTGGTGCGGGAGAAGCCGAAGCAGGTGCTGGTGGAGACACAGGTGGTGGAATGGAACCTGCAGGTGATATGGGTGCGGAACCAGCGGCAGAACCAGCAGCAGAACCAGCAGCCGCTACAGAATCTTTTAGGAAAGATGGTAATCTATTGATGGAGGAAACTAAAAGAAAATTCGAAGAAAAAACTAAGAGATATCAAGGTATATACTTAAGGAGATTAACTGAAAGTTTAGAAAAAAATGAAAACGTATATAATTTAGATTCTTTCGATGATGGTACAGAAGTACTTAATTCTAAGATAAGTGAAATCACTAAAGAAATAGATAAATTAACAAAATAATTTTTTTTATAAAAGTTTAATATTTATAATATAAAACATATACATGGAAAATTTTGGTAATATAAAAGATACGTTTAAAAATTTAATGATAGAATCTTTAATTAAAAAAGATGATAGTGGTAAAAAACTATTTAGTAAATTTTTAAAAACAATTAAAGAGAATAAAACACTAAAGAATCAATACCTTATCTATAATAATTTACAAAATGTTAAATTTGATGATAGTATAGAGGCTAAGGAATTCATAAAAGAAAATATTGAGTTACTTAAGAATTTGAATAAGAATCATATTCAAAAGGGAAATACATATTTTTCTAAATTACTTAAAGGTACTAACATTATTAAAGAAAATGATTCATTTTATCAAAATGTAAATTATTTAGTTAATACTGAAAAGACACCATCTAACATTAAAAAAATTAATGAAACTATTAATAATATGGTTAAAGTTATGTTAGAGAAGAATAATGAGGAAGAAACTATTAACGAAACTGTTAACATCCCACCAAGTGTTTTGACAAATTTATTAGTGACTAAATTTAATTCAAAATATTCTGATATAACAGAATCAGAAAAAGAATTGATTAAAACGGTACTAAATGGTACTAATAAAGAAAAAGAGTCACTATTTGAAAATATAAAAAGAAATTGTATTAATACTATAGATATCAAACTAAATGAATCTTCTGATTTAGAACTTAAAGATAAATTATTGAAGGTAAAAGATAAATTATTAAATACATATTTTGATTCAGAAAATGTAAATTCACAAATAGTAAAACTTAACAATTTAAAAGAATCAATAGGATAAACACAGAACCCCTCAACAGAGGGGTTTTTTATTTATAGAATTTGACTAATAACTATTTTAATAGTATAATTAAATAAACTTTAAAATAACAATATATGAAAAATTTTATGAATGAAACTTGGAAAAGAAATCAAATTAGATTTATTAGACAACTATAAAACAAAAATCGGTACCGTAAATAATAAAGAATCAAAAAGTTTATACATTAACTTATGTGCGTGGGGGGAGTTATGTGAAGAAAACGAAAACTTTAACTACGAATTTTTCTTAAGTAATATAAGAAAAAGAATAAAACAAAAAATAAATAATACATTAAACAAAGATCTATTTCACGAAAATAAATACATAGTAGATTTAGATATGAGGACTTCAGGGTTGTCCATCAAAAAAAGAAGTTTTATGTCCTGTGAAATAACCCTATATCAAAAAAAATGTTTACCAATTAATAGAACTAATATTGTAGATAATACAAAAAAAATAATCTACGATGTGGTAAATGAATGTTTAGAAAATAATTCCGTTTTTACTTTCCATAAATCTAAAAAGTAATTTTTTAATACAGTGGTATATTTATAATTAAAGTATAACACTGTTATGGAAATTCTTAAAAAAAACGAAATAAATAAAACAGGTATCCTAATCGAATACGACGCAGGATACATATCTCCAAAAGATAATAGACATTTTGTAAATGAAATGTCAAACTTAACCAAAGGTCAACCTATTATAGAAGAACCTTTGGTTGTTTATGCCGTAATGCAAAAGTATGGTGTGGAAAACAGAAATGGTAGAGTTTATCCAGAAGCCATATTAAGAAGAGAGGCAGAAAACTATCTTAAATTAATCAAAGAAAAAAGAGCATTAGGTGAGGCGGATCATCCAGAATCATCAATAGTTGCGGTAAGTAGAATTTCTCATAATGTAATAGATTTATGGTGGGAAGGTAATGTACTTATGGGTAAGTTAGAAATTATTATGTCACCAGGTTTTGTTAATCAGGGTATTATTTCTTGTGAAGGTGATAGAGTGGCAAATTATATAAGAAAAGGTCTTAAGATTGGTGTATCATCAAGAGGTGTTGGATCTTTAGAAAAAGAAGGTGGTAAAAATATTGTACAAGATGATTTCGAATTAATCTGTTGGGATATTGTTACATCACCATCAACTCCAGGTTCTTGGATTTATAGTGAAGAACCTTCTAGAGAACAACAAATGT